TCTTTGGCATGATGGGTAACTTCATGGTGATACCATTTGCTAACTTTGTACTTGCGTTGCTTGAGATCGACGTAACAGTACCTCTGATTGACACGGCTACTATGATGCCCGTGTTGATGGGGATGCTTGGGTTGGGCGCTATGAGGACTTATGAGAAGCGTACAGGAGTGTCTAAGTAATGGCCCTAGCTTGGTGGGACGTAGAAGATCCTGTTGCTTACTTTGGTATCAAAGGCGAACGTACTGATGAGCAGAAGGAACGAGCCGCTAGATTTCGTAACGAGTTTGGTGGTGGTTCTCGTGCTGGTACTCTGCTTAACGGGTACGTCTCAGGTGAATATTCCGCTAGAAACATTTATTTATATGGTACGGACTTAAACGCTATACAGTCTGCTCAAGAAGCAGGTATATCTGCCTATGAAGGTGGAGACTTTGGTGAGTATCTTCAGTCTAACTGGGACACGCTTTCGTCTTTCTTAGGAGGTACTAATGTTGGTCCTGATGGTACTTTAGGTAGTCTTGACACAACGCCACTACAAGCAACAGGAGACAAAACACAATTTAGTCAAGATGACTTTGCAATGTCTGACTATATGCAATCAATGCAGGCAGCAGCAGAGCAAGCAAACGTACCTCTTTATGTAGATTCTCCTGACGGTGCTAGGTACGAACTAAACATTGGTCAGTTTGGTGATGTAGGCTTAGGCGAATACAAGCAAGTACAAGAACCTTATGATGCTATAGACATTGCTGGTCAAATTATAGGCACTGTCATTAAGGGTCTTTTGACAGCTGGTGTTACTGGAGAAATAGGCTCTGCAATCTCTGATGTCATGAGTTTTGCAGAAAGTTATCAGACTGCTGATGAAGTAGTAGAAAACGTAAACATACTACAGACTATTGTTAATACTGCAATAGACAATCCTGAAATTGTATCAGACGTTTTAAACACTGTTGAGACATCTTTAGAAAGTGTAATCCCAGAAGACGTAGTAATACAAGAAGAAGACACGGGACTAAGCTACGAAGACTATATACAACAAGTAGCAGAAGGGTCTTTAGGATTAGAGCCTGACGCTGACTTGATGGGTACAAAAGATGTTACTCAAGACTTAATTATTGATGCGTCGCCTATAGAAACAATTACTAAAAACGCCATGCGTGACGCTTTAGATGACGCTGGCTACACTTATGATGATGCTTATATAGACAGAGTTTATGATGACTACGGACTAGACAGTAGATCAGTTAGTGATGCAGAGTCTCTTGTTGTTCAAGATTGGCAGCTCAATAATTATACGGTAGAACAAGCTGCTGCTATTTTTGACCAGTTTGGTTATGAATACACAAACGAAGAACTAGAGCAGTTTGCTATCAGTGATTCCTCTGATGCTCGTATGGGCGACCAAAATGTCAGAGACTACATTGATGCTAATATGGTCGATGCTAAAGAGTTTTCTAGGATGTTCTATGAACTTACTGGAAGATCGCCCACTGCTGAAGAAAGGTCTATTTACTTCGACGGTCAAACAAGAATACAACAGTCCGAAGATTTATTCAGAGATGAACTAACAAGCCAATTCGGAGAAACACAGGACTTAGGAACTGGTGTTTATTGGATTGATGTACTACAACAGGCTGACTTTAATTTAGGTAAAGACGTAGTACTTCCTGACGGTACAGTAATTAACAACCAGACACATGAACAAACAGGGACTGGTGGTTTTGCTGGTGGTATTATGGTGACTGAAGTACCTGTTGTAACTGAAGACACCGGAGGAGGCGGCGGTGGTGGCGTTGGAGGTGGCGGTGGTGCTGCTACAACGACAACAACTACTACTGATACAGCACCTACAACAACTACGTCTACTACAGATGCTTCTGGTGCTGGTGAGATAACAACGGATGTTGGTGCTGAAGAATACGAAACTTATGTTCCAGATACTGGCACAGAGACGATTATAGGACAGCTTGAAGAAGCCATTGCTAATGAAGAAGATCCTGATGTAAAAGAAGATCTTGAAGAGGTATTACAAGACTATCAGGAAGGAACAACAGAAACAGCCCCAGTAGAAACAGTAGAGCCTCCACCAGAAGATGTTTTTGAGCCGGGAGAAACAACAGAAACAACAACAGAAGAAGGCGGCGGTGAAGAAGACGAAGATGTCTATATTACTTTGGATATTCTTTTGGGTGACGATGACGCATCAGATACTTTAGACAGTGTTATTACTTCTACTTTAGAACCAGAACCAGAGACAACTACAGTACCTCCAGAGACAACTACAGACACCGACGGTGACGGTATTCTTGATAGTGCCGATTTAGACGACGATGGTGACGGAGACCCTGACGTAACTGATCCTGATGATGACAACGATGGTGTTAGTGATCTTGACGAGGCTATTGTAGAACAAGGTGGCGAAGTCACTACTGATGGTGGTACTGATGTCGGAACTGATGAAGGTACTGCTGATGGTGGCGGTGCTGACACAGGTGGCGCAGGTGACACAGGCGGTGCTGGCGACACAGGGACTGGCGAAGGTGGTGCTGGAGAAGGAACAAACGGTGAAGGGGAAGGTGAAGAAGGCACTGGAGAAGGCGAAGGTGGTGACGGAGAAGGCGATGGTGGCAGCGGTATAGGCATAGGCGGCACTGGTTTATTTGCTGCTCCTTCTCTTGCTAAACCAGTGTACGAACCTGCGTACAAAGGCATAGGATACCAAACGGAATTACTTAAGCCACGTTTATTTGATTTTATTGATTATTCAATTCTTGGGAACAGACAACGATGACGTACTTAGAATTAGTTAATGGAGTCCTGAGAAGACTCAGAGAAAGCACAGTAGGCTCTGTGACTCAGAACACATACTCAGAGCTTATTGGTGACATGGTTAATGACTCTAAGCGAATCGTAGAGGACGCTTGGGACTGGTCTGCGTTGAGATCCACGTTGACAGCCACAACAGAAGAAGGCACTTTTAATTATATTCTCACTGGCAGCGGCAACAGAATTAAACTGATTGACGTTGTTAATGACACGTCCAACTGGTTCCTGACGTACAAAGACTCACATTGGATGACCAATGCCTACTTGAATCAGGAAGCACCTTCTGGTGCGCCTCGTTACTACACGTTCAACGGAGTTGACGCCAATGGTGACACACAAGTAGACCTGTACCCGAAGCCTGATGGTGTTTACGCTGTTCGTTTCAACTGTATACTACGGCAGGACGACTTAGTTAATGACACTGATAAGCTCTTGGTGCCACACATGCCCGTAATTCATCTAGCGTTTGCTATGGCTGCTAGAGAACGTGGCGAGACTGGTGGTAGATCAGCAGGTGAACTCATGGGCTTTGCACAGAACTACTTGTCCGATGCAGTAGCTCTGGACGCACAGAAGCACCCTGAAGAAACAGTCTACATGGCAGTGTAACACATGGCTCAAGACAGACAGAACATCACGATTGCTGCACCAGCGTTCCGGGGACTCAACACGCAGGACTCACCGATTACGCTGGACGCTTCTTATGCTTCCATTGCGGACAACTGTGTCATTGACCAGTATGGTCGTATTGGGTCACGCAAGGGGTTCCTAGCGCTCACAACAGACACTACACCGATTAACGGCAGCAACGGCATAGAAGTCATCAAGGAGTACATTGATCCCGACGGAACTAATGTTGTATTCTCAGCAGGCAACAATAAGATCTTCAGTGGTACTACTACGCTGACTGATGAGACTCCTGTAGCGTACACCATTACTGCTAATGACTGGAAGATGGTCAACTTTAATGACAGCATCTATATGTTTCAGAGACTACACGAGCCTCTTGTGTACTCCGCAGCGTCAGGTGCTGTAGAACCCATGTCTTCTCTGGGTACTGCTGTTGGTACACCACCTGAAGCTAATGAAGTCCTTTCTGCTTATGGAAGGCTGTGGGTGGCTGACATCAGTACTGACACCTCTACTGTCTACTGGTCTGACCTTTTGAATGGCTCAGCGTGGACAGGTGGCACATCAGGGTCCATTAACTTGAACAAAGTATGGCCCAATGGTATGGATGAGGTTGTGGCTCTGGCTGCACATAATGACTACTTAATCATCTTCGGTAATAACGCCATCTTGACTTACAGTGGCGCTACAGATCCTGCAACAATGCAACTAGCCGATACTATTGCTAACGTGGGTTGTGTCTCAAGGGACTCTGTGCAGCACACTGGTACGGACCTGCTGTTTTTGTCCAACGAAGGTGTCAGAAGTTTAAGCAGGACGATACAAGAGAAGTCCCTACCTATGCGGGACATCAGTAAGAACGTCCGTAATGATCTATTGTACATCAACACACAGCAAATTAATAGTC